ACCGCAGAAAATACGGCGGCCGCCGCTGCCGCAGCGGCGCGGTCTGCGTCGCCCTGCACAGCCGTCTTGAAGGTGCCGAATTTCATGTTATAGGTTTCGCCTTCGGACGAGACAAGCAGGAGATCGTCGTCCTGTGCTTCCTCAAGCGTCGCAAAATCAGCGATTCTTTTGTCAGCCATGTTCTTCCTCCTTATGGTTAAGTTCCGGTGCCGCCGCTGTCAAGCGCGTTCAGCCGGTTATAGATGTCGATCAAGGCGGCCTCAATATTGGACACCTTTGTCTGAAGCGTCGAGATTGCGGTGTCGTGCGACGCAACGGTACCCTCGGCGGTGGTCAGGCGCGTTTGCAGGTCGGCAACGGTGCCCTGCACCTCCGAAAGTGCTGTCGTATGCCCGTCTACGGTGGATTGCAGCGCGTCGATGTCGCCCTCGGCGTTTTGCACACGCTGCACAAGCTGCGAGATGTTCGACGCATGGCTGGAAATCGCTGTGTTCAGCGCGGAGATGGATTTTGTATGCCCCGAAACGGTGGTTTCCAGCGCGGAGACGCGCTGTGCAAGAGCGCCGGGAGAAGAATCCTCAATGCTCTTTATGCGCTCGGACAGGCCATCCTCTGCGCCTTTGGCACGGGTTTCCTCGCTGCCTATACGTTCATTGAGGGCGACCTCCACGCCCTGCGCGCGCTCGATCTCAGCCGTCAGCGCGGTATCATCGACCTTGCCCGCCAGCTCCTTTGCGGCGTTCTGAATCGCGCCGTTCAGTTCCTCCGTGGTCTGCTTCAGGTGCTGCACCTCGGACAGATACGGGTATTCCTCACTGAGTTCTTCGCTGTTCGGGGCTTCGATGTCCGCCCGAAAATTGTGGTCAAGGGTCAGCTTGACGTTGAACATGACGCTGTGGACAAGCTCGCCGATTTTTACCTGATCGCCCAGCTCCGTAGCCGGGTCGTACAGCGATTTTGTCGCCGTAAAGGGTAAATACACCAGCCCGTTAAAAGCCGTGTACAGGTCATTGCAAATGCCCTGTGTGGCGTATGGGTTGCTGTCGATGGTGAGCATCGTTCCGTTGTCGTTCCCCGCCGTGTAGCTCTCCCCGCTGTCACTGTTGAGTGTCACGCCGGTCACAGTGATCTGCGTGCCGGTCGTGATTTCGCCACAGACGACGGGAATGTTGATAACGCCCGCCTGCAAGGAAACCTTTTTCGCCATATTGGCGTCGGTGTCCCACACAAGGTAGTAGCCCTCCGGTGTGACGATTTTGTTTCCCTTTTCATCGGTGATGAAGTAGGACCGCTGCACGTTATCGCTGCTGCCGGGCAACACACCGGACGGGACAGGGAGCACGGCGTTGAAGATGGTCTGCTCCTTGTAGGCCAGACGCACTGGCTGATTGCCTGCGCCGTTGGCAAGCGTGATCTTGTTGTAGTCCTCGTCGATGACGTGGAACGTCTCGTCGGGGGCGGTTGTGAGCGGAACCAGCCGCAGCAGGTTTTCTTCTGTGATGATCCAGTTCCCGCCGTGGCAGGCCCCGATATACCCCAGCACCTGCGACATGGTTTTTCCGCTGGGGTACGGTACAACGTAATCAGCGCCGGTCTTGATCCGCGTTCGCAGGTCAATTCCGACGCCGATTCGGTATGCGATCTCCTCCACGACAGACTTCATGCTTTTCGGCCAGTTGGCGGCGGTGTCGCTGCCGTCCAGATAGTTCTGGTTGGTCCTGAGCATGGCGTCGTAGCAGTCGATGGTCACAAGCCCCGCAAAGCTGGTGTCACGCTGGTCAATGTAGAATGTGCCGAACTCCTTCCACTCGGTGGCAGTTTTGTCATTCGTCAGACGGCCCATGATGACGACGGGGCTTTTTGCGGTGATGGTGTCGTCCGTTAGGATCGACAGATTCAGTGTAGCCGATATGCAGTTGCCCACGGACAGCGGGGACGGCATAAGAGAACGGTCGATGCGCGGCGCGGAAATAACGGTGTAATCCTTGTTATTGATCCGCGCCTTTGCATCAAACCGAAACCGCCCGCGCGCCGCGAGCTTCGTCCAACGCTCAGTACAAATACGCATAGGCTCACCTCTCCGTCATGTTGAAGGTACAGCCTTCGTAGTAGGTACGGTTGTCGCCCTTGTCGTAGCGCTGCGTACCGTAGGTGAGCGTGGACGTGTAATAGGTCTTTGTCATAATGCGGTTGGTTTTGGGGTCGAGGAAGGTAATGTCGGTGTATTCGCCGTCAACGTCTGCCGCGAGTGACCGCATAATCAACTCAGGCATACGGTTGAACTTGACCGTCCATTTATCCTTCTGCGCGATCCTTGCGCGGTACATCAGCCCGTCAAGGAGGTTGCGCCCGCTGCCGTCCGCGTCGATGTCATTTCTAACCGGGGCAAGGCCGTCTTCGGCCAGCCACGCGGTATAGTCGTGATTTCCGATTTTCAGGATTGGTTTTATGGTGCGCACCTCCTTATTCGAGCGGGGATTTTCCGGTCGCCCGCGTTCTGCGGTTGATCTCTCGGATCGTGCTTTCCGCGATTGCGGTCTTGTCGAAGTTGACCGTCGTACCGCTGTAGTTCTGGATGGCCGTCACAATGGCTGCGGTGGCGTTGGTCACGACCTGCGTAACAACGCTTGCGAGCGCGTCATTTGACGTTTCAATGGTCGTGCCGATGTCAGCACCGCCGCCGCTTGCTGCGGCTGCTGCGGCCTTGTAGGGCACGACACCGCCAGCCACAGCGGGAACGGCGAACGTGATGTTATCCGCAATGGCCTGAAGCCGGTCAAGCAGGCTTGTGAAGCTGCCGCTGATCCTGTCCGAGAACGAGGACAGCGCACCGTCCACCTCAGACGCGGGGACGATGTTTCCGACCTTATAATCACCGGCGTTGAATTCATCCGCGATTGCGTCAGCGACGCCGGACACGGATTTCAGGATGGACGGCTGCGAAGCCTCCACACCTTCACCGACGCCGTAGCCGATATTCAGGCCGATTTCGTCACGGAACAGCCGCGACGGGGAGTGAATACCCAGCGCGGATTTTGCAGCGCTGAGAAGGCTGCTTGCGAGGCTGGAAACCTTGTTCTTCAGCCAGCTCCAACCGGAGCTGATACCGTTGGCAATACCGTTACAGATATTGCTGCCGACGCCGGACCAGCCCTGATTCTGAATCGCATTTTTGATGCCGCTCCATGTGCTGGACGCGGTAGATTTGATGCTATTCCATGTGCTGGACAGCGAGGACTTGATATTGCTCCATGTGGACGATGCAGTGGATTTCATGCTGTTCCATGCGCTGGAAGCCGTAGTCTTCATGCTGTTCCAAGTGGATGACGCAGTAGACTTGATATTGCTCCAAGTGCTGGACAGTGTAGCTTTTACGCCGTTCCAGACGGTGGAGGTGTTCGCCTTGATGTTGTTCCAGCCGTTGCTGACAGTGGTTTTCAGGTTTGTCCAAGTGGACGATGCTGTGGTCTTGATGCTCGTCCAAGCCGAAGACAGCCCGCTCTTGATACCGTTCCACGCGCTTGTGGTGCCAGATTTGATGGCGCTCCAAGCATTCGAGATACCGGTTTTGACGGTATTGCAGGCAGACGACACACCGGATTTGATGCCGTTCCATGCACTGCTGATAACGCCCTTGATTCCGGCCCATGCCGTGGTAGCGGTGGACTTGATACTGCTCCATGCGTTACTGAAGAAGGTCTTCAACTTTTCGATTACGCCGGAGAAGAAGTCCGTGATCTTGTGCCAAGCATTAGAAATGCCCTGCTTTAGTCCGTCGATAAGGAATGTACCGATTTCTGCGAATACAGTAGACGGAGAGTGGATGCCGAACAGGTTCTTTACCCAGTTCACAACAGGGTCTACGAGGTTTTCTTTCAGCCACGAACCCGCGTCGCGCATTGCGTCTCCGATTCCACGAAAGAAACCGGCGATAGAATCGAGGCCGACTGCCTCAAACAAACTTGCAAGCAGGTCGGATATTCCGCCAATGGCGCCCACAATAATGCTGGGGATCTGAACAATAATGCTGACAAGAGCGGTCGCAAGGGATTCCAGCAGGCCGAGCCAGTCAATGTTTTCGATTACCGCGCCCAGTGCCTCCCCCAGACTGCCAATCAGGTTTTGCACCATTTCGCCCCAGTCATGATCTGAAAACAGAGACGTAATGAGATCGAGAACGCCGGTTATCGCTCCGCTGATAAACTTGCCAAGCAGTTCACCGAAACCGTCCCAGTCAATATCGGTGGTAAGGCTTTCAAGACAGGCCCAGATTTCGTCTGCAAGGCCGGTCCAATCGACCTGATCCACAAAGCCGACAAGCAGATTGAGCGCTCCGATAAGCAGGCCGCCAAGCAATTTTGTCAGATCAGAGAAAATTCCGCTCCAATCAATTCCGTTGAGAAAATCAGCGATTTTTCTTCCGAGCATTGCCCAGTCGAAGTTCTCGACAGCAGCCACCATACTTTGGAGCGCCGTTCTGATTTGCGTACTGAGCGCTTCGGCAAGTGCCGAAAAATCAATGTCCGAAATGAAATTGCTGATGTTTTTTGCGAGACTTCCCGCAATACCGATCCAGTCGGCGGCGTTCACGGTCCCGTACATGAAATCCGTGATGGCCTTGCTCACTGCTGCGCCGTCAAGCGTACCGAAAAAGCCATCAAGCGATTTCAGGATGATTGCCCATTTCCCGGTCAGGATCACACCGAGATTTCCCCAGTCCACACCAGTAATAATGTGGTTTAGGAGTTCTGCAAAGCGCGACGCAAGGTTTTTCCAGTCGAAGTTTTGGATGAACGTCGCAAGGAACGTCAATGCGCCGTTCAAATAGTACCCGATCTTATCGCCGATGCCCGCCCAGTCTACGGTATCAACCATTTCATTGAGCTTTGTTGCCAGCGTATTTGCAGCTGCGGCCCAGTCACCGGCCTTGATCTGCTCGACCATAAGTTTTGCCCAGTCGGGCAGCGTTACGTCGGGCAGGCTCCCGAGATCACCGGCACCGCCGCCCCCCCCCCCGCGACCACCCCAGCGGCGCTCGATCTTCAGTTCATCGAACGCGGCCAGCTGCCGTTTGAGCTTATCGGTAGCTTTGGATGCCGCCCCGCCCGCGCTGCTGATTTCTTTGGATGCAGTTTTTCCATAGATGCCAAAGAGCTTGAGAAACGCGGTCACATAGGCGACAGCTTGTGCGACAAGGTTGATAATGCGTGTAATGATTGGCCCCAGCAGGTTTCCGATGCCCGACCAACAGGCGGACAGCGTATTGGAGAGCTGCTGATTTTCGGCCATATAGGCGCTGACCGCTTTCCGCAGCAGCGCCCAGACGCCGCGCGCGCCAAGCAAACTGAGTGCAAATTTCTTCGCGCCAGAAATCAGCCCGCCAAACTGGCTGTTCATCTTCTTGCTGTGGAACAGCATTTTCGCCATGCCGGATGCGGCGGCCTTGATACCGGATACAAGCGCCCCGGTAGCCGACTTTGCCGCTCTGCCGATGAAAGACGCGACATTTCGTGCGCTACTGGCGAGGCGGCTCATAAGGCTTTCCGACTGTTGTGTACCGGCGCGCATTTCATCCAGACGGGCCGCTGCTGCGGACAGTGTAGATTCCATCTGCGCGTATTGCGTCGTGTCCACGCCCGCCTGAAATGCGGTGCCGGAGGCCTCCATTTTCGCCTTTGCGGCTTCGAGCCGGTCATATTTCTGTGCGGTCAAATCAAGGTCGTATTGCAGGTTTTTCCACTGGGCGGAATTTTCACTCACGCCGAGAGCCTGCATTTTCTCCTGCTTATTGAGGAGAGATTCGAGCTTCTGACCGGCTTTTTCAGTCTCCGCACAGAGTTCTGCGTATTCCTGCGTCGGGAATTGCGTCTGACCGACTGCATCCAGCCGTTCCTGAAGCTCCGCAATCTTGCTTTCCAGCGTGCTTGCCTTGCCCTCAAAGGAGGTCATAGCGCTCTCGCTGCCGGACATGGCTTTCTGGAAGGTCGGTTCCAGCTTCTGCACGCTGCTGTTCACGGCGTCGATCTCACGCTGCAAACCGGATGCCTTTTCCGTCACACCACCGATGTTCACCTGCGGTGTAGCTGTTTCCGGCGCAGGCGTGCCGCTGCCGTTGGTATTCTGTAATTCTTCGAGGGAGGTTTGCAGCTCCTGTACTTTTGCCTCAAGCGCTGCAACCTTATCCTCTGCGCCACCTGTATTGATTTCAGGTGTCAGCGGCTTGCTGAAAAGTTCTTTCAGCGTTTGTCCCAGATTCTTGACCTCTGTGGACAGTGCCTTGATAGCCGCAAGCAATTCAGCGCTTCCGGCCTTAAATCCGTCCGAATTTATCTCGGTATCAATGATGATAGAGCCGTCAGCCTGATCTGCCATTTAACCACCTTCTTTCTTAGCCGAGTAGCGCGTCGATCCTATCCTTTTCTGCCTGTTCTTCTTCAGACAGCTTCGTGCGTAGGGCGCAAATAGCGCGGTTGGAATTCCAGTATTCGCGCTCCCACTTTTCCAGCTTTTTGCCCTTTGCGCGCTTCAGACGCAGGTTGAGCACCTGCGCGAAAACGCCGTCCGAAATCTCCATGTAGTAGCCCATAAAGGTCCACCAGTGGACGTACCGGGCGGAACGGACCTCAAAACCGGCAACCTTATTGACCGCTGGAAACATGATGCTCTCGTCCTGTTCCCAGTCCATGACGCGCGGAGGAGGCTTTCCGCCCGTGTCCTCCGGCTTGTCATTGTGGTCAATAAAAGCGAGAGCGGCCTTGAAGGCCGCCTCATAGTCGTCTTTTGGAATTGCGTCGAAGTCCTTGAACAAAATGAACAGGCAGATATAAGCCTTTTCTTTGTCTTCGAGGTCGGGATCACCGAACGCGATCACGATTTTCAAAACGTCCCGAAAATCGCTGCGAATACGGTAGAACTTACCGTTTACCTCAAGACTTCGCGGCAGTGTTCCGATCATTTTTTACCGCCCTTGTGCTTGCCAGTACGGTAGCCGTGGGTGTACCGCTCAACACGGGAGTTGACTTTCTTCACCTCGCGGTCGAACTGGCGGGAGATATAAGCACCGACCGCAGACAGCGCGTTTTCGCAGTAGAAATGACCGTTGATGGGGGAAAACGGGTGCATCTTGCCGAAGAACGCCTCCGACATATTGCCGCCAAAGAGCCTGTCACAGGCGGCGTACAGGCGCTTTTCGGCCTCACGCAGTGCTGCGAACTCGGCTTCGTTCTGTTCGTCCACAGTGCCGTCCGGCTTGATGTTGACGCTTTCCAGCGGCTCGACGATCTTGTCGAACTCTGCGGCAACACTGTTGAAGCGATCCACAATGCCGATGTCGGTCGGTCGGAAGGAGAATTCCCCGATCTGTTCCCCGTGCTTGTTTCGGATAGGCACCTTTACGCTGCCATCGTCGATGATGATTTCATTGAAATTCTGCTGTACCAATTTGTCAGCCATTGTAATTGCCTCCTGAATTCAAAATGTTGCCGCCCTGCGCTCAGTACGCAGGGCGGCGGGGTGGATGATTAGCCCGCAGCGTTGGTGTCTGCGGTGAAGGTCTTCGTGGTGAGGTCGAAGGTGCCCTTGACGCGGTTGCCCGCGTTGTACACGGTAAAGGGAATCTGCACGCCGGAGGTGTCACCGCCGACAGATTCGGGAACGACCCACACGTCTTCGCGGTAGGCCCATGCCACGGTGCCGTCACTGTTAAGCAGCACGTCAACCTTCGTGGTCATGCAGTCGTCGCCGGTCAGGCGCTCATTGGCGATCTTTGCGAGACGTTCAAACAGCGGGTCGCCGCTGTAGGCATAGAAGGGGTCAACCTCAGACTGCACCTCGTAGCCATTGTGGACGACGTTCTGTTCGCCCAGAATGTTTTTGTTGACCTCAACATCGGGGTTCAGCTCCTCGTTATACTCCTCAAGGTCCTTGCCGAGACGGGTATAATTCGGGGCATAGGTTTCCTCGCCCTGCGTCTTGGCGCCGAACTTGGCGTCAAGAAAATGGGCAAGATACTTGCGTTCGATTTTCGGCATAATTTCAGCTCCTCAAATATCAAATTCGTTGTTGTAGTCCAGCCGCAGGGCAATGAGCCAATCTTCAACGCCGTCCTGATAGGCGGAGTTGAGGTAGGCGGGGCTTGTGCGGCTGATTTTCTTGATGATACGGTTGCCAGCCAACAGCGCGGGATATGCGCCGAGCTGGTGGCTCTTGCCGTTCAGCGTGACCGGCTGCCGCTCAAGCCACTTGCCCAGCGCATCAAGGAATTCTTTGATGCGGATGCGCTGAGTTTCGGATTTCGGAGCGGCGCGATAGACCACATTGAACGGATATTGGCAGACCTGCGTGACGTGTCCGGTGACGTCCTCTGTGCTGCTCTGCAAAGCCGCACCGGAAATCGGAAAGAATCCGATCCCCGAAGCGTCTGAGAGCGTGGAGAACAGGATGGATTTGTTGCCGGTGGTCAAACCGGGGAACTTGTTCAGCAGGTCAAGAAGAATTTTGCTGACGGCTTCGGAGCCGTCAATGTCGATGACCGTTTTCGACGGCATGGTTATTTACCTCCGATTTTCTCCTTCACGCCGTCGATCCAGAATTGCTTGTTCTGCCGTTTGGCGTGTTCAAACCATTGCGGAACGGCCTGCGGGTTGGAGTATTTCAGCGGCCTGTCGGTGGCAACGAGCTTCGCACCCTTGCGGAAACGCAGGATGTATTCACCGGGGCCTGTAGGGATTTTGCGGGGGCCTTTGCCGGTTACGGAATCCACCATGACCTTACCGCCGTACTGGTAGCGCGCATACGGACCGGGAAAGATGACCTTTTTTCCGTCGTCCTCCGTGTGGGAGCGCTGCTGCAAGCTGCCGGTCAGCAGCGGCATACAGGCTTTGCAGTCCTCAAGCACGCGGTCGCCCAGCCATTGCTGCGCCTCGCGCATACGCTGATCCAGTGCGCGCAGGTCAACAGTGACGTGTACACCGCCGTCAGAGTAGGAGATTTTCGGGAGGTTAGACATTTTACCGCCCTCCGATCTCGAAGTGAGGGAGGAGGCCGTAAAAGCCCGCAGAGCTTATCAGGTAAATACCGTCGCGCTCTGCGTTCAGGGCGTGGTACAGGCCCTCATCGTAGTCGTCGTCGGTCAGCGGCTCGGTGTCAGGCCATGCACCGGCAAAAATGAAATCGCACTCCGGGGCAAAGGTGATGTGCTGCGCCGGATTGTCGCAGCGGGCATACTCCTTCGGCCCCGTGTAGCTTTTCATCCCCGCGCCGGTGGAAACGCGCTTGTCCGCCGTGCAATGGATGATGATGTCCACGGCGTCGGCGTTATTGCCTCCCGCAGTTGTCGCGCTGTTGGCTTTCGTGGTCAGCAGGTCAGCGCCGGAGATGACGGACGGAAACCAGCGCCCGGTTGCGGCGTGGTAATTAAAGACCGTTATTGTGTCGCGGTACACGCCCAACACCTCCCGCATACAGCAGATTGACGCCGTTTGCATCCGGGATATTTGCCAGATACTGCGCGGCAATGCTGCCGATCAGATTTGTTTGTGCCTCTGCGCTTGTCGCGGCGGCAGCATAAACAGAGCTGTTCGCGCTGCCCGCCGAATAGGAAATGGATTCCCGTCCGGACGATATAGACGCGACAGCCCCGTGATAGCTTCCGTCCTCCGCCTTCTGCGCGGAAGATGCCCTCCGCTGGACGTCGATCCAGTAGAGGGCTTCGGCAATGGCACAAACAGCCTTCTTGACCTTGACGGCGTGGACTTCCACAGTCGGAAACGCAAACGTGAGCCGCCCGAAGGTGATTGCGTCCAGTTCGTCGCTGGCGCGTTCAAGCCACTTTGGGGCGGTTTCCTCGGTCAGCGTGTCCCCGAAGTAGCCGGAGCCGTAAAACGTAAAGTCTGTGTATGCCATATCAACGCCTCCTTAGTCTTCCTGCATCTCGGCAGGGGCGTCCGTTTCGGCCTCTGCGGGCTTCTTACGGCGCTTGCCCTCCGCCTTTGCGGGCGCGGGTGCGACAGCAGGGGCGATTTCTACGGCTTCGTAGATGGCCGACCTCTGCATCAGCTCAATGCTGGTTTCATCGGTGGCCGCTACGATGTTGCCCGATTTCAGGTTGCGAAACAGCATAGCGTCCTCCTTACATCAGGCCATAGTGTAGTAGGTGGTGCCGGACGCGAACTCCGTGATGGAGACAGCAGTGTACACACCGTTGGCCTCGGTGTAATACTGAGTACCGGCAGCATAGGCAGTCGCCTTGGTGAACACGCCGGGCTTGAAGATCAGGTCAGGCATGACAACGGTGGTGCCGTAGTGGTAGAACAGCTCGACGCCGTAGGCATTGGAGAGAGGGATCTTCTCGGCGGTATACTGGTCGGCCATGATGGGCTGAGCGACAGCGCCCTCGACCATAAGCAGGTAGTTGCAGCCAGCGGGAAGGTGGACGCAGCTGTACGCGCGGACGCCGTGCCACACAAGGAATTCCTCGGCGGCGGTGTTCACATTCGCGTTGTTGGTCTGCTTGTCGAGGTCGTTACGGATCATGCCGTAATACTTCGGGGACAGAACGAGGTGCATCATGGAGCGGGGCACGCCGTCCACGAAGTCATTCTGGGTGGTTTCGCACTCCTGAATGATGGCTTCCAGCTCGTCAGAGATGGTTTTGTAGGCGGACAGGTTCAGCACAGTGGCCTTACCGGCAGCAGCGGCGAAGAACGCATTGTCCAGCTCGGCAGCCATACGCAGGATGTGGTTTGCGGAACGACGGTCCAGAACGCCGTCAACGCCGTACAGGCGGACGTCCTTCTGTTCCAGCTCCTCGACGATCTCGCGGTCGGTGTCGATGGCGACAGTGACGGGCTTTGCCTTCACGGCGTCGCCCTTGCCTGCGGTACGCGCGGTGCCGTAGTTTTTGGGGGTGGCGTTGACGAAGCGCTTGGCTTCGACAGTGCCGGAAACAGGATCACCGGACAGGTCCATGTTCTTCATGGAGCCGGAGATCAGCGCCTTCTGGACGCCCTCAATGGTCTTACCGTACAGCTCGGCAAGATATTCCTTGCCGTCGCTTTCCAGAAGGATGTTAAGTGCATTGATACGAGGCATAATTCATACTCCTTTGTTTATCAGAAAATTTTGGGCGGGGTGTACTTCTCAGAGCCGGTGCCGGGATCGCCCGTGGGTCCCGTAAAAGCAGGCGCTTTTTCCTTCTGCTTTGCCGCCTTTTCTGCGGCTTCCTTTTCCTCGGCGGTCTGATACAGACCAGCGTCTTTCTGCTTGGCGGCCTTCATAAAGTCGTCAAAGCCGAAAAATGCGCCGTCCTTCCACGTCAGACCGGCGTCCGGAGACATACACTCGGACACAAGAGCCGTGCGGGCAAAGGGAGAAGTGACGCCGTACTCGTCCAGCTTCTTGGTGATCCAGTCCTTCTGATCGCGCTGCGTGATCTCGCGGGCGAATTTCTTCTCCGCGTCCTCAGCCTGCGTCTTGTAGGTCTGGATTTCCTGCTGAATCTGCTGCGGGTCGATGCCCTCAAACTTCTTCAGCGTGGTTTCGGCAGTATCGAGGCGGGTTTTCAGGCCGTCGCGCTCTGCCGTGAGGTCTGCAATGGTCTTGTCCTTGGCAGCCTTCGCGGCCTCAACGTCTTTCCCGTTGAGTGCGAACACCTGCTTGACCTGATCTTCAGTCAGCCCCAGTGCGGTCAGTTCTTCGGTTTTCATGGATAACCTCCTGTATAACGGCAATAGCAGATATTTAAGACGTTGCAGCGTCTGGCCGTTTTCGGCATTGTTAGGACCGCCGATAGTCCAATTTTGTACCCCTGCCGGAGTTGCACCGGCGATACTGGAAGGGGCATAGAAAAGCAGAGCCTCACAACGCCGGAATGGTGCTGTAAAGCTCTGCTTTGCGATTATTCACTTGCTGCGGGCGGCGGCAATGGATTTCCGTGCGTCCTCCCGCGTCCATTTTGCGATCTGGATGCGGTCAGAGAGCCGCTTCAAACCGTTGTCCTCGCAGAACTGGTTGTAGTCCAAATTCTGCTTTTCCAGCAGCTTAGCCGTCCGTGTGTACTGCGCTTCGAGTGTAGCTTTCACTCCCGCGTCTTCCGCCGCCTCAATGGCCGTGCGAAGGCCGACCAGCTTTGTTTTCGTGCGCCGGATGCGTGATTCCTTCCCGCGCTGCTTCTGGCTGAGGTCAAAGGCTTTCTTGTTCTCCTCCGCGTCGAACTGTGCGTATGGATTGTGCCGCAGGTCGCCGGGGCCGAAGCTGTGGCGGCAGTTCCAACCGCACAACCCCTCACCGGTGCCGTACCCTGTGGATTCCACGAAAAGCGGCAGGTCAGGCGTTCGACCCGTCCGGCTATAGAATTTGCCCTGCCACCAGAAGTGGTTTCCGGGGTTTTGGCCGCCGTCGCCGTAGCGTGCGCCGAGATGCGCCGACACAAGCACAATGTCCCAGTCGCGTTCCTCCATACCCTGAACGGCCATGTTGCCGGACGCCTGCGCGACGCCGGTACGAACAGCCCGCAGGACAGCGGTTTCGATGGTGTCAACGTGCCCGGTGGGATAGATGACCTGCGTTTGCGTGTCAACAATGCTGCTGACGGCCTCCTGTACGGCCTGCGTGTACGATGTCGCGCCGGATGCTACCTTGAAATGCGCGGTGTCCAGAGCTTTCAGCAGCCGCTGTTGGCTCGCGTGCGCGGTCGTGCGGGTGAAGTTGTGGACGGTGCCCGCCGTGCGCTGGTAGGTGTCCTCAAGCAGCCGGATCATGCTCTCAGCCTGTGCAAGCTCAATGCCCGCAAGCCCGTGTTCGATGTAGAAATTGCTGTCGTAGGCAAGAGCTTTGATACCGGCGTCCTCGAAGATGCGCTTGATCTCTGCATCCGTTGCCTTTGTCCAGCGCTTGATTTCCTGCTGTACGGCGTCCAGATGGCCGCCTGCGGCTTGATAAACCTCAAGCTGCCATTCATCCGAGGCAGTGAGAAAAACGCCCTCGCCGCGTCCTAACCGCGCCATAACACGCCGGATAAGGTCGCTGGTGATCCACACGTTCAGCTCGTCGATTTGCGGGTACAGGGTTTCGATGATATCCAGAATCTGCTGAGGGGTCAGCATTTATGCCGCCTCCTATTCTGCGCCGAAAAGCTGGGCTTTCTCGATCTGCGCGGCGTCGGCCTCTGCGGTCATTGCCTTTGCTTCTTCCTCGCTCATGCCCTCGAACTTCACAAAGTACATCCACTTCGGGACCCAGCCCTGCATGACGTAGGCGCGCCACGAGGCTTTGTCCTCCTCGTAGTTGTAGGTCACGTCTCCGAAGTTGAAATTGACCTCATATTCGCCCAGCGGCGCGAGGTTGTAGAGCGTGACCAATGCGTCAGCACCGGCCAGCGCCTGTGTGATGGCGTCCTTGAGCGCGTCGCGGTCGGTCTTGATCGTCTGGATGGTGTCGCGGTCGTCGGCCTCAACCTGCGTTGCGGTAATCATGCCCGTCTGGCCGTCCAGCACAAACACGCCTTCGCTGAAGCCGCATTTGACACCAGCCATAGACAGATCGAAGTTGATGTCCTTGATCCGCGCGTCGGTCAACAGCGTCGGCGCGTGCTCATGGATTGCGGAAACCTCGCCGTCAGACAAGCCCATACCGAGGCCCTTCACGAAACGCGGCAGCTCGACGTTGCGGTTCTGCGCGTTCTGAATGAGCTGCTGTCCGACGAAGGTAATGTGCTTGCTGTCCTCGATCTCCGTATTCTTGCGGCTGACGGCAATGTCGATGGCCTTCAGCTCTGCAAGAGCATTGGCAAACACGGAAAGTCCCAGCGGGGACGACGGGTCAACAGTGTTTGCACCGGGAACGCGATAATAGCCGAACAGCGGCGTTTCAAGGTTGGTAATGGTAACTTCGGGGGCCAGATGCGCCCATGCGTCAACCTTGTCAAGCGCCACCTCCTCACCAAGGGTAACTTCGCCCTTCGTGCTGAGCCGATTTTCAAACGCCTTGTTCGTGATCTTGTAGAGCTTGCCGCCCTCTGCGGTGCTGCCCTCGAAGCGGTGATACTCAAGCCGTGTGAAATGGCGGCTGCCCTGCGCGGTATGCGCCGCGAAGATCGCGCCGACGATTTCGCCGTTGTCGTCCTTTGCCGTAATGCCGAAGTTGCCCGGCAGGATGAAGTCCCACGTCTCGCCGTTCCACTTGAGCATAATTCCGCCCAGCCGCTCAGCCTCCGATACACGGTCGGGCAAGCGCTTGAGCAGGTCGTCGGCCAGTCCCTGCAAATAGTCGGCACGGGGCGAGCCGGAAATAGCAATACCAATGTCCAGCGTCACCAGCTTTGCGCGGGTATCGCTGATGTGTTTTGCCATGTTGATGGTCCCGATTTCGTCCTCGGCATTCAGCCAAGGCGGCTTGCCGGTAGAAATGCGGTCCCAGTTTGTAAGGGCGCTGGACATTTCCGGCGAGGAAATGAGTTCAACGCCAAATGCTTTCGCAATATCGGTCCCGCTATGAATAAAAAGCATTTTGATCCTCCTTAGCAGGCGCGTAAAAAAATTCATTTCGTCACCGCCTTAAACTATCCATTTCAGTTCATTCCGCAGAGCTGTCCGGCAGAAATATCTGAGCTGGTCCATGCTATGGTCGTTTTCCTTGATAACCGCGTCTTCGGCCTTTTCCTCGTCCCACGAATACGTCTCGAACTCCTCGAAGGTGCTCTTGCAGCTCTTGTGGAAGTACAGGCACCCGGCATTTAAGAACTTCGTCACGTCCTGAATGCCGTTCAAAACATCGTTGTCGGCCTTTACGACCATGAATTTACCGTATTTTTGTATCGTCTCGATCATGGACGACGCAGACGGGTCAATGATGATGTACTGGATCGGGTAGTCCCCAATCAGATCGCACAGCATCTTGTAATACGCCTCATTGTCCACGCGGTTGTTGCTACCGCCCTTGTAATACAGCTCTCTAATCATGACGGCCTTTTGCTCTGAGGGGCTGTAATCGTACAGGCCAGCGGCAAACGGATTGACGGTGCCGTAGTCCACGGCCACATAGTAGCGGTGCCGTGGGTTGAGCGCCGGGACCTTCGGGACGATATGCGTCGAGCGGTCGAACATAGGATAGACAAGGCCCTCGGCCTTTACCCACAAACCAAGGATATAACGCCGGTAGAAGACGCCGGTGTACATTCCCTCATATCTGGCCTTGATTTCAGGCGCAAGGCTTAGATTGTCGTCCATCGTGAAATGAAGATACAGGATGTTCCGCTCTCGCGCTTTCTTTATCCATTCCACATAGAACCAGTGACCGGGGTTTTCGGGGTTGCAGTTGAACCAGAACTTAGAACCGGCCACGCTGCAACGAGCCATAGCCTGCTCCACGAAAGAGCGCGGCATGAGGGCCACTTCGTCGAACAGCACGCCCGCAAGCGTGATGCCCTGCACCAGTGTGTAGCTTGATTCGTCCTTGCCGCCGAACATATAGTAGCTGTTGGTCACGCCGCCAGACGTGATAATCAGCTTGTTTTCACTGCGGCGTTCAGTGATTGAGAAAATGCCCTCAAGCCACTGCGGCATGAGGGTTATAACGTTGCGGCGCAAGCTCTCGATGGTCTTGCCGCATATAGCGAAGTTCTGACCGTTGAAGCGGCTCATGCTCCACAGGATAAAGCCGTCCGTCATGGAAACGGTCTTGCCGGAACGGATAGAGCCGTCACAGATGATGCCGTCGCGGTCCATGAACTGCGGCTTATTCCACCACGTCAGCGTCAGAAGCTGCCGCTTGCTGAAGTTCTGGTAAATCATCCGTGTTCACGTCCTCCTTTGTGGCATTCTGGATAGCTTCAAGCAGATTGTTGTCCTTTGCGCTGCCGCCCAAGCCGGTTTCACCGGTGATGTCCATATAGAGCTGGATCGCATAGGTGTTGCCCGCCTGCGCCGACCGCATAAGGGCGTCGGCCACAAGCATTTTTTGGGTCAGCACCTCAGACGGGATGCCCAGCTTTTTCAGGCGGTTCTGCTTGCGCTTATCGGTAATCGGGAGGCCGGAATACAGCTCAAGAAGGTCAGCCATCATTTGCCGTTCACGGCGTTTCTCCTGACTGGCTTTACCACCAGCAGAGCGGATAGCGTGAGCCTCTTCTTCGCTGCGTTCGGTCAGAGGAATGAGGTTCTTGTCTTGTGGTCTGCTCACGCTTCACACCTCCTATCAGTGGTTTTTCCTCCTTCGTCACTTCGCTTTCTGATAGCTGTACTTGTAACCGAATTTTTGCTGATTGGCTTTCAGCCACTTAGAAACGGCGTCGTTGTAGTCCTTGCCGCTGAGCTGGGCGCTGTTGACCGCCTTTACAAAGCCAGAAGCGTTGAAATGTGTACCCTTCGTGAAGGTGTACACGCCCGCATATCGCGCGGTGTCGTCGCCGCGTCCGGTTTTGGTGCTGACGGCCACAATGCCGCGCCGGGTGCCGAGGGCGGTGTTGATAACGTCCTCTTTGCTGAAGGTCGGCCAGCCGTCGCGCGGGTGGTTGTGAATGGCAATTTCTTTGCCGTTGCCGGTCAGCCCTGAAATACTGCCCGCGTTGCCGTGGCGGTATTTCGTAGCGAAGCCCTGTTCATCCACGACCACGCCGTGTTCTTCCAGCGCGTCGCCATGCGCGGCCACAAAGGCGCGTACCATGTCCTCATAGACACGGTTGGAGCCGATTTTGACATTCATACGCGCAGGCAGGTCTGCGGTGGTTTCGTCCTTGCCGCTGCCGCCACCAGAGGACGGCCAGCCGCCGCTAAAACCGATACCGGAACCGCCGCCGCGCCCGCCGTGCTCTACGGGGAAGGTGATCTCCGTCCATGCGCTGATCCGCTGCTCAAGGGTCTTGCCGTCAATCTCAAAATGCAGGGCTTCGTCAAGGCTGTTGAAGGATGCAATGATCTTGCCGGTCGTCAAGCTGTACAGCTCAAGCGGATCGCGGAAAAGCACCACCTTGTCGGTCGCATAAACGCCATTCAGACGCTTGAATTCATGCTTGAATCTGTCAAGCTGCATATTGTCTCACCTCTTTTTGGGTATAAAAATACCGCCAGCGGAAAGCCGCTGACGGTTGAAGCGTTGTGCTCTTTAGATGTCCGGAACTTCGGATTTCTTTTTACCTTTGGCCTTGTCCTGCTGATAGAAGGACTTCGGAAGCTCCTTGCTCGCATTGGGCGGCGTAATAACACGCCCCTTTGCGGGTTTACTGCCGCCCGTTTTCTTTGCGGGGCCACTGGTTGTCTTTGCCATGTTCTGATAACCTCCTATTTGTCGCGCTTTTTGACGCATTTTTCTAGTAGTGCGGTTGGCTTCAAGTTGTCGATCCTGACAAGTTTAGTCGCGCCCTTGACCGCCTGATCCATATAGACGTGAATATCAACATAGCGCCCGGTCTGCGGGTCCATGAAGACTGTGCCGCCCTTTTGCTGTTCGGCCATAAATACATGACCGGACCTGCCGCCCTTCCATTGGACGCGAACGATTGCACGGGCACCGTCGCCCCAGTTCGCCATTTGATCTGCCATTTTCTGAATGGTGTTTCGGGAAGGAAAGTCAACAGCTTTTGCGCCGTCCATGACCGCAAGCCAGCCGTTTTTGTCGTACATATACGGCAAGCGGTCGGTCCCGTCAAAGATACGGGGCAAAGCCTCAACATCATAGCCGCGCCGCTGCATTTCATAAGCGTAAATGCACCTTTGGCAATTCTGCTGCCACTCGCGGCCCTCTCTGTAATGCGGGTTAGAACCGGCGAGCGCTTCATCAACGGTTTTCTGCTTTCCGCGAGGCCCTAAAAAGCCGGACCTTGAATAGCTGCCACCTCTACCGCCCATTATAGCACATCCTCCTGTGAATTTCCTTCGTCCTGTGTAAACTTTTTACTCACGCGGCGCTTCAATCCGTCCTGAAACGTCAAAATCGGAATGATTTTATCGCCGCTGCATTCAGCCGGAATAGAGCCGTAAAACAGAATTTGCGAGGGCTGCAAGCGCTCCAACATTTCCTTGTAGCCAGCGAGGAACAGCGCGCGAGCGGTCGCATTCATTTGCGTACCGACGCTTGATACCGCTACGGCACCGCCTACAGGCTCACCGTCAAAGCACCAGTCAAAACTGCTCTCGTCGCTCCATGAAATCGTCGGAATAACGGTGATTCCGTTGCTCTGCCAATACGCGCCGAGCCAGTGCTTGCGATAGTGATTCCAAATTTGGACGGCCTTCGGGAAATCGGTGTATGTGCTGAAATCCGGTGTAAAAACGCACTTGAACGCTCTCAGCATATTGAGGTATGCGTCCGGATTTGTCCACAGCCGCGTAAATTGGTAGTCGTCAATGAAGAAATGCACGCCCTTGTGCTGCGGGTCCTTGCAGCTTTTCGCGTAGTTAAAGCCGATAAAGCTATCAGCATTGCACGCTTCAGGAACAAGGCGCGGCGTGTCGAATTTACCCGTACCGCGATAAATCATTTTGTTCAGATTTTCATAATTGCGTCCCTGCCGGTAGATCATAGCGCCGCGCCTCCTATCCACAAAGTTAAAGCCCATGACGCCAGAGCGCCACGGGCTTGTTATGGATTTGTGGGCATAGCGGCAAGGCCGGAGGCAGAGCCAAAAGCCGCCTCGATCATGCCCACAAATCCATGCAACCATGATACTACAGGCCGTGTCAAATGTTAAGGACATTCGGGACAAACTTATTCGGCCTTCGTGTTTTCGTCGTGCAGAAAGCGATAGCACAGCTTTTTCACACTGTCTTCCGTTGTCCTCATGCCGATTGTTTCCGACACCTGCGCCCATGTCAGGCCGTTGATAAAGCGGTATGTAAAAATCATCCGAAGCAAGCTGTCGGGCAGGTTGGAAATATACCGCTCAAGCCGGTTGCGCTCTGTCAGACAAAGAATCTGCTTTGCCTGAATGGTCATGGCGCAGTCAGAGCGTAGGGCTTTTTTGCGCGTAATAGCGGCTTTCAGGTCTACCAGTTCCGCAACGGTGATTTCCAAGCGCCCGCCATAGGACGGGGCTTTGGGCATACCGTCATAGTTCGGGCCTGATACCGAGGTAGCCTTCATTTCGAGGCGGGCGAGACGGTCTTCGTCCCGCCTGATCTCGTCGTCCAAATCAGCCAGCCGCTGCTGGTCCATTTCGATTTCACGGTTGAGGTGGTAGAGTTGCGATAGTTCTTTGATAGTCATGCTGCGGCCTCCTTAGCCTTCTGAATTCTAACCTTCAGGGCTTCCAACAGGCTATCCTGTGCATTGGCTTTGCCGCCCAGAGATTTAATAACGTCTTCATCCGTGCCGCCCAGCACCACCAGATGGTGGACTATGACGGGGTACGGCTGCCCCTGCCGGTGCAGGCGCTTATTGGTCTGCTGGTACAGCTCCAAACTATCGTTCAGGCCGAACCAGATGATGTGATGGCCGCCCTCTTGCAGATTGAGGCCGTAGCCACAGGATGCGGGCTGCATCAAAAGCAGGTCAATATTACCGGCGTTCCAGTCGTCTTCCTCCGCTTTGCCCTCGTACACTCTCACCCGTAGGCGTGTAGCTTCTAAGGCCCGCAACAGCCGGTCGCGGTCGTGCTTGAAGTTGTAGCAGATAATCGCGTGCTGCCCGGAAAGCTGCTCCACAGTCTCAAGCAGCGCCTCGATCTTGCAGTCATGCACGGTGATGACGTTCCCGTCCTCGTCGTACACAGCGCCGTTACAGAGCTGTAGGAGCTTGCCGCGCAGAGTAGCGGCAGAGCCAGCCGTGATGACCGTCTCGTCCACCTGAAGCAGCGTGTCCCGCTCTAAGCGGTCATAAGCCTTCTGTGCTGCGGGGTCTAGCTTGACGGGGATGTCCTCATAGATCAGTTCGGGCAGGTCGAGGTAGTCTTCCGATTTCATGCTGATACAGATGTCGGCGATACGGCGGTAAATTTCGTCCGCTGCGCCCAGCTTCGGCGCATAACTGAATATCGTCGTGCGGCTGCGCTTGTCCGGCACAAAGTATGCGTCACGGTATGAGGTGATGGTACGGCCCAGCCGCTGCCCACAATCCAGCAGATACACCTGCGCCCACAGGTCCATAAGGCTGCGGGGATTCGGCGTGCCGGTCAGCTCCACAATGCGGTTGATCCGAGAGCGCACCAGCTTCAGCGCCTTGAAGCGCTTTGCCTGATGATTTTTGAAGCTGCTGCTTTCGTCGATGACCACCATATCGAACGGCCAGCTGTGCCCGTAATAGCCCACCAGCCACTGCACATTCTCGCGGTTGATAAGATAAACGTCCGCCGTTTGGGCCAGTGCTGCGGTACGCTGCCCCACAGAACCGAGGACGTGTACCAGCCGGAGACAGGAGAGGTGGGACCACTTTGCAGCTTCTTTGTCCCATGTCGATTCTGCTACCTTCTTCGGAGCAATGACAAGCACCTTCCGCACTGCCCAATATTCATACTTCAGCTGCTTGATCGCAGTCAGTGTGATAGCCGTTTTGCCGAGGCCCATGTCCAAGAAAAGCCCCAATGCCGGATCACGAATGATCCGGTCAATGCAATACTGCTGATAGTTATGCGGGCAAAATTCCTTCATCCCTCAGCACCTCCCTGCATCGTGCAAGCACGGCTTCGATCTTCTCCACGCTATCGACCGCCGAAAAAACTTCAAAACCCAACGCACGCAACAGCCCTTGCACATAAAGCTGCCGCTTGCGTTCCGTTTTTCCCGGCTTCTTCGTCTCTACAAAAATCACCTTTGCACCGGGAAGTAGGATGATCCTGTCAGGAACACCGGAGAAACCGGGGCTTTCAAACTTCAAACACCGGACGCCGTTGCCCAGCTTCTGGACGCCGGTTCTCAGCTTATTTTCGTAATAGGATTCAATCATTCAATAGTTCCTCCTGTTACAGTTGGGGATAAAATCCTATAATTCCCCGTGCGTATAGGCGCTATGGCGTATAACGCCCGTGCGCCCTTTATTACAAGTATTCAATAGGAAAAGTATGTAACATTGTAACACCAAGCCGAAAAGCCTTTGAAATACGGGCTTTTCGGGGTTACAGATGGTGTTACAACAGGGGTTACACAAAAAATTTCTGTAACGGCATAGGTGTTACAGCTTCGACGCCGTTTCCGCTTGTAACACCCCCGTTTGTAACGCCTATTTCGTTACCGGCGACGGACACGGGCAAAGCCGCGCTGCTGACCGTATGGGCCAAAACGGAGAGGGTTATTGTTCCGCTTCCAGCCGTCCATCTTTGCCAGAATGGCATTGATTTCCCGCGTGTCAGCAGGCTTCATGTCACGGATATTTCCGTTCAGGCGCTCGCACCAGATTTCCACGGCGGCGATACGGTCACGGTCCACAAGCTCAAGCTCCTGCCCATCCGGCGTCCGTGTAGCTCCGCACCAGTAATCCCGCCGTCTGTCAAGCGGCCATTTCGCCCAGTCCACCGGCACCTGCTTTTCGACGAACTCCTCGATCATGCCCTCACGGACGGACACCTCGCGGTGCTCCTCCTGTTTGATCTTCGCCTCCTGCTCCACGTCACCGGAGAGGTACAGCGATTCGCCAGCCTGCCAGCGGGCCTTTGCCTCCGCCCACAGTTGGTCGATAACATCGTCGGTCAGGTCGCGCCACACGGTTTTGGCGTGCGGCTGCTCGCCCCCGCCCACGGGCCAGCAACGCCGGCTGCGCGGCGTGCTCTGCC